AAGCGAACCTAAAACATTCATACTAATAATTGCTTTTTCAATGGTATCGCCAATAATATAACTATTATCAATTGGTCTATCAAGTGTTGCTACATTACCTACTAATACATTAATTCGAGGGTGTACTATTTCATAGCTACCATCTTGAATATGAAGAAAATCATTTACAGCAAACCCAACTGCACTTGTTAGGGTTATTTGTGTGCTTCCAGCTGGAGCGTTTGCCGCAAATGTTGTGGCTGTCGTGTGTTGATGAAAGTGATTATTTACAAATGAATGGTGAACATCTGCGTCATGGATATTTAACGCCCCACGAAATGAAGCAATGTCCTCATTATTTGTGCCGATTAATGATGTTTTTCGTAAGTGACTCATATTATGCCCCCAAGTACCATGATGTACCGTTTGTAATGAAGTTTAAAACTTCGCTTTGAAAGAGTAGTTGCTGATTAACATCACCGCATATTAATTCACCGCTGAATGGTAGTATTGTAACCGTATTTGTTGAAGTGTCTACTTTATTTACTGCAATACGATATGAACGGTTGCTATTGAAGCATAGTGATGGCTCGGGAAGAGTTATGTTAATATTACCACCTACTGCATTGACTAGGACAACTTGCGACTCAGGCTTAAGTGTTGAGTGTGTGCTAACGTCATAGATTAGCTCTGTTGCGTCTGATGGCTTTATGATGTTATTACCGTGTGAGATAAACTTAGGGATTTTAATGCGGTGTATCGTACCATCGCTTAGGGTTATTACAATGTCACCTAAATTATCGGTAACACTTTCAATTCCTACGCCATCCGTTCCATCTTTGCCATTCTCTCCATTATCGCCTTTTATTGCTTTTGGAAGGTTAGACATTATGAACTCTTTTAACAGCTCATAATCTACGATAGCGTCCTCTCCTTTGTCGCCCTTATCGCCCTTGATGCTTTTACCGTCTTGCCCATCTATTCCATCCTTAGGAATAGGTAGTTGGCTTATGATGTATTTATAATCTATAACAGCGTCTTTACCGTCTATTCCATTCTCACCATCTTTAGGAATAGGTATTTTGTCGATAGCTTCTTTTACTAATCGGTCAATGAGCAGTGTTTGATTATCTATTTGTTCTTGAAGTAATTGAACCTCTTTTGCGTATTCGCCCTCAAACGTGTTAACCTCATTGGTCAGGCTTGACAATTGTTCATCTAATCCATCAAGGCGTTGTTTAGCCTTCGCTATTGCTTCGAGTGCTGAGGTAAATACTTCTTCAATCATTTTTTACTTCTAATAATTCACGTTTTGTATTTACTAATTCGTGTGTGCAATCTGATAAAAACTCAATTATTCCATCATTTACAAACGAATGGCATATATGATTAATATCGCCTTGTTTACTTGTTGTTAAAATACTAGGGTGCAATGTTGGTTTTTCTGTATCTCCATTCCAAGACCAATTTCCTGTATGTTCTCGACTGCCATTTAATTGGTATGGAATATATCGATCACGCAATATATGGTAGGATAGAGGAGGGGTAATATCCACAGTGATAACAATGTCTAATGGGAACAGTAGGTATACGTGTGTCCCTTCCTCTTTTGGGACTTCTACCCATTGACTATTTATTAATTTAACTGGCATTGCTTTCATTTATAAATTCCTTATCATAATATTTCATAATTTGGATATATAAGTGCTGTTGTAAATATGCTCTAAACTCATACCCTTCAAATCCGTGACGCTCAATAATAAAATCTACTGTGTGAGCTATTTCGTGTACTATAAGCCCTTTTACTTGATAAGTGCAATATTGTTGTGGCTCTATTCCTATAATTATTCTATGACCTTTTTTGCTGTGTGTCATATCAATTGTTTTAGCATCGCTTCCGTTTAACTTAAAAATATCACCGATTGCCATTTTATCTATGTATTTAGATATGTTTTCATCACCTACAAGAAAAATAATATCAGTAGGAACAAAATCAAGTTTTATTTTTAGTTTTTTAATTTTCATCTATAACCCAAGCTTAGTGCGTAATGTTTCAATTAATGACGTATCGCCTTCACTGTTTTGCTTAGGTTCTTTTGTAGGTGTTACGCTCATCGATGGTGTTGCTTCCTCAATCTCGCCTTGATGTTCTTCAAACGTCACCTCTTCGCCAATCAATTCGCCTTTTTGCATATTGATAAATAATTCACGCTCACTTAATGCGCCCATTTGCCATGATGTTACAAGGGCGGTTAATGTTTGAGCGTCCATAGTGGTTAGATTGTAATCGGTGTTTAGTTTAAACTCAACAGTTCCGTTATCGTTTGACCACATAGCCATAATCTCTAATGCTTTTTTGATACCACGAGAACAAGTATCCGCTATTGATATAATAATAGCTCGTTCTCCGCTTGTACGCATAGCCATTGTGTTCTCTGCTATCTGTGCCGTTTCAGGCTGTAGCATACGTGCGCCTAGTACCGCCATTGATTGTTTAGCGGATTGCATCTTGCGCTCTAATGTTTGTAGCCCATCACCTTTAAACTCTAAGAACTCCATTCGTGCTTGCGGGTTTTGGAATACGTGCGCTGATGTTGAGCCTAATTTTATAGATTCACCTTGACCCATCTGATGCCCTGCTACGTATGCCGTAGGTAATGCGGTGTAATGCGCTCCATGTCCGTAATCAACCGCTGTGGCAAAGTAGTTAATATTTACCTTTGCCAAGTCATACAATGGAGATTTAGCAGGTGTAATTGTCAGATTATCGGGAGTAATAGATACAAAAGGGATAAAGTCTAATTGCTTTCCGTTCATAATCAATGGGACGTCTGATGTCATTATAAAATTATCGTTACTTTTTTCAAATGTTCTTACGGTACACGCCCCACTTTGCAGCGAGTAAACACGATAACGACCCATTGATTCAGACTCAAACTCATTAAGCCATTTATCGTAAGTTTCGTATAAAACTACCATTGATAAAGCGGTGACATTGTTAATGGTTTCAGTACGCCAGTTGATGATAGACTCTGATTTATAAATCTTCATGTAAGGGCGAATGTTAAGCTTATCAACGTCTGCTTGTGTCATACCTTCGGTATTAATATTTGGCATATCAACCAATAGTCCACATCGTCCAACCGTTGCAACTTCTGCGACTACTACTTGCGCTAAGTCGGTAAGTGTTGAGCTATCAAGGTCGATATTATCTGAATATGCTGTGAGCTGTGTTCCTAATTCAATCTGTGGAGCTTTCGAAAAAATCAGCCCCGAAACGCCATCGAGCGTGCGAGCAGTAAAATTTTCAAATACTGCACGATTTACGTATGCGCTGTATTGTGTAGCGTCTTGACCGTCAAGCATTGCAACGTATGTTTTAGAGTTAGCTTTGATAGCGTCATCGCCAGCTATTGCATCTCGCATAGTTTGGTTTTGTGTAATAAATTCGTCAAACTGCTTATGTTTGGTATCTACGCTCATTTGTTCCCTTTGTGGGTAATATTGTCAATATTATAACGAATAATCATAACCCACCTATTTTAGTTGAGCCGTATTGAGGAATAATAGGGAAGCGAACATTTGTGTAATATCTTAGTGCTGTCGTAATATGCTGATATTGACTGTCTTTTTCTTGAAAGCTTGAACCGTCTTTTAATTGAGTTGTTGATAATCCCTTATCTGTATATTTACAAATTGACGGGTTCACATAAAAGTTGATCTCATCAAGTGCGTTTAATATCCTAGCCCGTAAACTGTTTTGCCCGTCCATGATTGACTTAGTTGAGTATGGTATTCTGTCCGTTACCGTCCATCCGTCGGCTTTCAATATTTCTTTAATTGAGCTCCATGATGATTCTTGACTATGTTTTTCTCCTGCTCGTCCTGCTGGATCGCCATATAGAAACACTTGTTTGATCTTTGAGTTCTTGTATCGTTCCACAAACTCCATAGCGGCATTCTTTGCTACTGCGCTTTCTAAGATGATCTCGTCCACTACATAGGAAACATTATCGTACTCTTGAATGATGGCGGAACTCATAGGAGTATAGTTAAAGTCGTGCGTCCAAATAATAGGTCGGTTTTCATCGTATGTCTTATCGCTATGGTTTGCCTTGGAGTAATCTTCGTAAATACGCCCTGTTGCAGTCTCAAAGCTTGCTTCATACTCTTGCAAGTATTGTTTACGGCTCATCCGTCGCTTTGCCGCCTCGATTGTCTTAGCTGGTAGGATGTCGGCTGACTTCCAGTGATATAACTTCCACTGTGGATCGTTTGCTGTTTCTGCGTATGTTGCCATGTCGTAATAAAAGTTTAATCCATCAGGTACACCAATAAGCCAACACCACGCTAAATAATCAGGTCGTGACGGGTTGAATGTATCAAGGGCAGGGGATATATTAGCCTCCCATGCTCCCTCTTTAATGTCGGCTATTTCGTCAATGATACCACCGCTCCAAAATGTCCCCTCGATACGTTCAGGTTTATCAAGTCCGATCAATACAATAATAGTTCCATTTTTGAAATGTAGTGTTAATTCTGTTTCACTTGGTGGCTTCATCTTTTGCGATTCAGGCATAAGCCTTTTCAGGTCATTCCAGTAAATCTTTTTAACTTGGTCGCGTGTAGGTGCTGCAACGAAATACTGTTCGTTTGGGTTTTTAAGTGCTTGTTTGATTATGTAGCGTTTAGCTCTTTCAGTCTTTCCGCTACGACGACCTGCTGGGACTACTTTAAAACGTACATCGTCATTAACTAGGTCTAATTGTATAGGGTGATCGATAAGCTTATACCATCGTTTCTTGTTGATATCTGAAAGATAATCCATTAATCTGGTAATCCATTTGCTATTGCTTTGCTTATTTCGTCTACTGATAAGTGCGTTATTTGATTATTTTGCGTGTTTACTTCGATCTTTGGAGCATGACGGTCTGATACTTTGAGAGTGATAGACGCTTTATCAACTGAATCAACATTATTTTTTATATCAGTTGAATCGAGTGGCACTTCATAAGGGGTATATTCTTCTCCAATAGGTACGCCTTCACTGCTGTATTGTCTCTCTTTTAACATAACAGTCTTTGTGTTACGCGTTAATTGCTCATTAGCTCGTATCACTGCAAGGGCTTGCGTATTAGTTATCAGGCTTTTAATCCCTATCTCTTCGGTAATCTTTTCACTCAAAATAGTTATCTCAAAGTCCGATAATGTTGCAACCCGTTGCGATACTGTTACCTTTTTGTCCGAAAGTGTTACATTTTCTTTTTCAAGTGCGATAACGTCGGCTTTAATAGATTGCTTCTCTGTTACCTTTTGCCATTGTTCTTTCTTTGCTTTACGGCTTATTTGTACGTGTGAGATACTACAATCTTCCTCAATATCTCTTAGTGAGTACCCAAGCTCAAATAAGAACTTAGCACGATCCCATTGCGTTTGGCTATATGCCATTATATTCTACTTTTAATTGTATCTAATAAATATTGGATATTGTATAGATATATCCAAATTAAAGTAAATGTGATTACCATGTCATACCATCGGTAAATAGTTGGAACTCCTATCATTTTTTCAATGTTGTATGCTATCACCTCAATAATAAACCAAATAATTACATAATGAATAAATAAACGTATTGCGCTAAACTCTGCTAATAAAAGCATATTTACCCAAAAATCTTTAATTATATCAATCATTATTTCTTCTTTTTGCTTTTAGTCTTACCAAGTGAATCCGTACAAATAGCGTATGCGCTAGACTCACTCTTACCTTGTTTCTTTACTGCTGAAACGCATCGGTCTTTCTTGGTTGCTTTAGGCATTAAATAACCCTCCTTGGAATTTATCGATACTACTACTTGCTAAATGAAACGGAGCATATCCTACCGCATTACTTTCGAGTAGTAGAACTAAGTAATTAATATACTCTTTTTCACTCCTGAATGTCAATCCAATACTAGAAGCTATTATAGCCTCTCTGCCTGAATCAAGTGCATCGTCAATGCAATCTTCGTACTCATCAAGATTTAAGCTCTCTACTGCTTTAAAAACGCATTTAAACGATACATCCGTCTTACAATAAGAACGTATTACATGGCATACTAAATAAATATCATCTTGTAGGTATTCGCTAAGTTGATAATATTTAGATGTTACGTTGCTCATATCGCTAGTTTACAACATTTTTCTTTAAATCTCTAATCTTCAAGCTCTTGCGCTCAATCTTCCCATTAATCTCTTTTAAGAGTCTCGCCCGATACCGTTGGTCATCGCAAGTAATCATACCACCATGTGTAAACTCAACTTGCATCCGTTCATAATTCGCTTGAAGTATCGACACCTCAGCGATTAAGTGGCAAAGTAATTCGTTTCGAGTAATACCAGTCGTAGTTAAATATTCCTCACGACTCATGCCGTAAAGTTCTTCGAGGGAAAACATGATTAAACCTGATTATTTATTAGCGCATCTTGAAACGCCATACGTAAGCCCAACCATTGAGAGTCTTTTCGTTCGATTGCTTTGTCTTGTTGCTCTAACTGTCTATTAATCATTTCGATGTGTTTTACATAGCTTTGAATAATATCAGTAAGTTGTGTAATCTCATCAATTTGTTTGCATACCGTTGAGTTGGCAATACCCAAACGTCGGTTCACGTCCTCGTTATCATCGTGTGCTAACTTCAACTCAATCTCTAATGCTTCGGCATAAATCTCTAAGAGCTCAATATCATCACGTAGCTTTTGTTTTTTACTCATGTATTCACCTTTTTTTGATTTTAAATGGACACTCAAAGCGAGAAGGTGAAAAACTCTTCAAGTGCCTATTTAAAATCAAACATACGACGCTCCCAAATGGGAGTTTGTCAATAAATCATACCCAAATACTCAGTTATGATAAACACCGATTAATTGCTTAAGAGACATGAATCTTATTACCAAGTTCATCGATTGTGTTATTATACCTGTAATTCCTTTATTTTCTGCTTATAAATCTTAATAATACCTTTCAATTCGTCCACCGTCCAAAGCTTTGTATTTTTTGTGGTTTCCAAATATATTACCTCATCAATTCCTATTTTTTTAATCAGGTTTATTCGATATTTTGCAAGGTTTCCGCTTTGATGCATATTGCAGTATACGCATTGTACATTCAGATTATTTTCATCAAATCGTAATGCGCTGTTACCGCCTTGCGACTTGTAATGCCCCGCCTGATATTGTCTACCTTCCCCACTTGATTCACAAGATATGCAGTACTTACCGTCACGCATACGGATAAAAGTATTAACAGTTTTTTGTGCTAACTCTAAAAGGAACTTGCGATCATTCTCGTTAAACTCTTTTTTTGCTTTTGCATTTTCTTTGTTTACTTCACGCTTTTTTTTGTTTAAATGCTTCATAACGTATTCGTTTCTACACTCGAACTTTTCACAAGTTGGGGGGCAAAACATATTAGGGCTTGGCTCAAACTTATCTTTGCATATTTTGCAAGTTCTCATCACATCGCCTCCATATTTTGTAAAACCAACGTCCAAAACTTTTTATCAGCGTTTTTTGCCATATTATCATTGTAGCGTCTTAAAGCGTTTAAAGCTTCAATGTGACCGATTCCATTACTAAACCGTAGATAATTGCACGTAGTACCGTTTCTGACGTACTCAGAACATATTTTAATCTCTTTTACTTCACAGTTTAGAGATTTTAGCTTTCGCATTATGCTTGTGCTTTGTTTTGGAGTATAGCCTTTTTGTTGCAGGAAATGAGAGGTTATCATTTTTATTTCACCCTCTATTCACTAAATTTTTTGCTAATTGCATTACGTCGGTATTAGCTCTAATATCATCTGTATGGCTTTTATTTTCAATAGCAATACCTTGAGTAACTTTTGATATAAAAATCTCTTCAAGACGTTCTGTTAGACAATCACGACCACTTATAGCACGTTGAATCTCAATGCAGTGTAGCGGTTGTCCTATTGTACTCAATGCCAAAATTTCCTTATGGCTGAAAAAGTTTACCTCAACATCGTCTACACTTTTGATATTTTCCCATTTTAGCTTATCTTTATATGGATGGTTCAGAATAGATACGTCGAATTGCTTAACCTTCTCAGATAGCTTCTCTGCAAGTGACCCCATCATTTCAATGCGGTGCTTATTGATAGTTTCCGCTTCAATAGCCTTATACCGCTTCGTGAGTGTGAGAAACTTTTGATAAGCTGTTAGAAACTTAATATCATCGAGGTTAAATCCATTTTTTAGGTATCGGACGTATTCAGCGTGGTTTTGTATTTCACCTATATCTTGCTCCATATCCATGATACTGATAGTGCTTTTCATTTCTAGCCCGAAGAGTTGTGCTATGTAGTCTATTAGGTCTTTCAAAACAAACTCCCCTGCACAGCTTCTAAGCGTTTATTTGCTATTGCTACATAATCGGCTTCGAGTTCACATCCACACCACTCTAACCCTAGCGATTGACACGCTACGGCAGTTGTTCCGCTTCCCATAAATGGGTCAAATATGGTTTTAATCTCTTGTTTGTCATTTGCAGTTCTTAGGCAATAATCAAATAGCTTCAACGGCTTTTGAGTTGGATGAAACTTATTATTTTTATCCTGATATGCTGAATATCTAAAAATACGAGGTGCTTTATTGTAAGAAGTCCACGCAATTTCACAGTCTGCAAAACTCAATCCGTTTGGTATTTCTTTATCCCATAAGATATAAAATTTATATGGCGGTAAATCAAAATAATTACCTCCCCATATAATTTGATGCTTTGAAATTCTAAATATTTCATTAAATATTTCTTGATCTGGAGTTTTTTTATCCCAGTCTTTTGCTTCCCATTTACGATTTTCTATCCTCGAACACTTTGCTGATTTACCAGCTCCCATATTCATATTCGCTAAATCTATCCCATACGGTGGGTCAGTTAGCACCAAATCAAAGTATTTATCAGGTACTTGCTTCATAAACTCTAAGCAGTCTATGTTGTGTATCTTGTTCATTTTGTCGGTCATTGAATCTTTCATACTATCTCCCCATCAATCACATTTTGCTTTCCAGCTTGTTGTCGCTTCATCTCTTGGACTCTTTCGTAAGTTTCCATTGTTACATCCATTTTGCTTTTAGTCGGTTCATACTGTTTTTTAATTGGAGTTAAAGATGGTATAAATAAACCGCTGTAATCAAGCTCAATCATTTTATCAACTGCAAGTTTAAATAAATCAGGATTGTTTATTAGCTTGTTAATATTATTTTTAACTCTATGTTTAGTAAGGTTATAATGTTTTGTTTTTAAGTGAGAAATCATTTTTATAAAACTGTCCTCATCAACGAATGAAAATATTTTAACAAAATCACTATATATTATTTTATTAGTATTATGATTAGATATAGTATTAGGATATGTCGGATTCATTTCCGAGTTATTTTCGGATTCATTTCCGAGTTTAGTTGGATTCATTTCCGAGTTTTCACTAAATTCGGATTCATTTCCGACATAGTAACTTTTACCTAATTTAGTTAATCTAACACAGTCTTTTTTACCGTCTTTTTTATACTCAATAAGCCCTAATTGTTCGAGAGTTTTTAAATGACGGTAGATTGTATCTGCTTTTAAATCTAGCAAAGGAAGCTCTTTAGAGAACGATTGTCTTGAAGTCCAATAGAATACTTGTCCGTCAATTAAGACAGCTTCAGCCCACGAATGACATTCACAAATAAGCCCTAAAATAATGGACTGATTTATGTTTTTAATGCCAAGACATAAAGATTGTTTTTGATTTACGTTTAACGTCCATCTCATTTGTATCCTTAGATACCGCTATTTTAAATTTAAGTGATTGTTTTAAGTGAGAGATATGCGGTCGGGTTTCTCTCCAAAGCACTTAAATCAGAACCGCCAACCCGACCAAAGGAGAAACGGCTCTTATTTAAAAGCTTTTGTCCACCAAACCGAAGTTTGGCTTAGGTATTATAGCGTTATTTTGTTAAAATTAGTCAATCCAATAACTCAAACACTCTTTTGCTTCAAATTGTGGGTTTCCAATAAAATCATCTCCAACCATTTCTTTATGTGCATCAAACTCATTATAAGCCATCCACATATCATTTGGGTCAAGCATAGCTTCATAAGCAATAGTTTTAATAAATAAATCTTTATACTCATCTTGTAAAATAGATATATCTTTCATGCCATCCCCCTCAAACCAAATCAATAAGCGTGATATTATCAACCATACTTTTTGCTTCGTTAAATTGTAGGCGTTGGATTTCCATATAACTGCTAATAAAATATCGGTCTTTTAGTTTTGAATATATTTTACTAAATAGCTTTTTATTTGATTCGGATGGAGCATTGAAGCTGTAAACTTTTGAGCTTACCGATTTTTGCAAGATGCGTTTTTGTGCCGGAGTTAGTACAATATCATTTTTAAGTCCTTCGAGATCATCCTTAATTTCAATCAATTCAATATTAGTTGCTTTTTGAGCATCGAAAACGAGTTGTAGGATTTCCATCGGGTTAGTTGGTAGTTTTGGAGTTTCTTTAACTTGTCGTTCCATTTCATTAAAAGCGTCAATCAAATCTAGTTTAAAACTCTCAGCTTCCGAACCAGTGAATCCCATAGCCAAAAACATAAACCCATCACGGTTCATTTCATACATAGGAAATTCTTTTCCATTACTTTGATAATACTTAAGCGTAAAATTACGCTTTGCTCTATCGTTTAAATCATGTATTTTTCTGATTACGTCTTTATGTAGTTTTTGAAAAACTGCGGCTAATTCTAAACTGTTTGCAAATATTGACCCATCACGGGAAACTAAATGAACCTCAACATTGTTGATGATTACGTTTGACATTGTTTATTCTTTCGGTATGATTATTTTAAGAGGAGTGAGGGGAACTACCAATTCCATCACACGCTTAAAGCTTAACTCTTAGAGGACGATCAAATCGTCCACGGAATTGGTAGTCCTCTAAAAGTTTATCAGTATTATATCATAACCTGCAAAAAATGCAGATTAAAATGGGATTGTCTCCATGTCGATGTCGATTGATGGAAGCGTATTTTCAGGCATAGGTTGAGCGGGTGCTCTCTCATACTGTGGAGTAGGTGGCGTGTATGGTTTTTGTTCTTGCTGTCCATCTGTTGGTTTTGAGTCCAGCATTTTCATAGTTTCAACAATTACCGTATGCTTTGAGCGTTTTACGCCTGTCTCTTTATCATCCCATTGGTCAAGTTTTAATCGTCCAGTAATGAATACTTTTGACCCTTTACGTAAATATTGGTTTGCAATTTCACCGCTACGACCAAAAAAAGTTAAGTCAATAAACATAACCTCTTCTCGCTGCTCTTCGTTCACTTTGAATTTATGTGATGTTGCAATTCCAGTCGATGCAACTGCGATTCCTGATTGAGTGTATTTTAGCTCGATGTCACGTGTTAAATTTCCAAGTAGCGTTAATTGGTTAAACATTTTTATCTCCCATCTTAATAGCCTTCTCAGCTAACTCTCTTGCTAAAAACTTCTCTAATTGTGTATAGAGTTGTTTTCTCCATGTTTTATCTTCTTTTGCCCAATTCGAAGCAGTTTGTTTCGGAATACCAAAACGCTCTGCAATCTCATAGGATTTAAACAAATTTGTATCACTCATTTCATTCCTTTTTTATGTATTACGAAATTATACACGTTATAATATTTATTGTCAAGAGGTTAAATTAATACTAAATTAATAATTGTTTCGTTATACTTTTAAAGTAGAAAGTTTATTCGAGAGGTAATCTACTGCCTCCACGCATTTACCTCTCTCATAAATTTTTAAGTCGTGGAGGACTTTAATGTTAGAAATAATTAATACAACAATGCTAGTTTTAATTGAAGATCTGGGGTATTCATACCCTACTGCTACATCTAAACAAAAATCTAGCTATGGTATTTATAGGTGTAGTTGTGGGGTTGAATTTAAAACAAGAACTGATAATGTACAACGGGGAAATACTAAATCATGCGGTTGTTATAAAAAACATGGGCTGTCTAACCATCCACTATACCATACATGGGATAATATGATAAGGAGAACTAACAATCCAAAAGTAAAACATTTTGATAAGTATGGCGGAAGAGGTATCGAGGTTTGTGAAAGATGGATGGATATTAATAAATTCATTGAAGATATGTATCCAAGCTATCAAAAAGATTTAAGTATTGACAGGATAGACAATAATGGTAATTATGAACCTAATAATTGTAGATGGGCTACAAAAACAATGCAATCAAGAAATAAACGTTTACTCCAATCAAATAATACAAGTGGGTATAGAGGAGTAAGTTTCCATAAATTAACAAAAAGATGGAGGGCGGTAGTAGGCATAAATGGAAATAAAAAGTATATAGGAACTTTTGCACACGCAATAGATGCTGCAAAAGCTTATGATAATTATGTTTTAGAGAATAATCTTGAGCATACATTAAACAAGGTGGTAATAAGATGATTAGAATAATTGAAAAAAACTACGGCTCGGATATTGACGGAAACCGTGGTATCCGTATGGAGTTTTACGAGTTGGAAAAAAGCGATGAGCCTGAGATAGTTCGACAAATAAAAGAGGCTATCGAAGACGGAGAGGATAGCGATAATATTGTTATCCAAATTGAGTGCCAAGAAACTGGCGAAATGATTGATTTTGATATTAATGTGAAGGATTTTGTATGAAAGAATTGTTAAAAGCTAAATCAGATTTTAGAAAAAAAGGCGTTACTCTTGTAGCAGATAAGCAAAAAGACGGGGGGGGTGGTTCTTGGAAGTTTGCAGGAGAGGATAATGTTATCAAGACAATCCAACAGCCGTTAATCGAATGTGGCTTAGAGATAATTTCTACCATGAAAGATGATAGTGTAGTTGTTACCCTTTGGCACGTTGGAAGTGGGGATAGTATAGAATCATGTATTAAATTACCTACTGTTGCTCCACGTAAAGATAAAAACGGTAATGAAATGTATCTTGATGCAGAAATTGAAAGAGGTAAGCAATTTGGTTATTGGAGCAGAATTTTAACTATTCGTATTTTGGGATTAAGTGATATTGACCCTGAAGATATGAATAACCGTCCGAGCGATATGACCGATGACACTATTGAAATGAGAGAGGAGCTTTCGGTATTAATAAAAAATACGTCAGATTCAGATGCCACAACTACTTGGATTTTAAAGAATTACAAAGTAGGAGCAGTTGCAGATTTATCGGGCGTTCAATTGAAGCACGTTATTAACCTATTAACTCAAAAGGCTAAAAAAGATGAAAATCCTAAATCTTGAGCAGGGGAGTGATGAGTGGCACGCACTTCGCTTAGGTGTTCCGACTGCGTCAAGATTTAAAGATATTATCACGCCATTGAAGGGGGATAAATCAACAAGCTATAAGGCTTATATGTATGAGCTTATAGCGGAAAGACTCACTAAAGATCGAGAAGGATTTTTTAAGTCTGAATGGATGGATCGTGGCAATGAGATTGAACCTTTAGCGAGAGCTTCGTATGAATTTATGCACGAAGTAGAAGTGCAACAAGTAGGAATGATTTTTAATGACGAAATGACAATAGGAATTAGCCCTGATGGTCTTATAGGCGATAACGGTGGGTTAGAGATTAAAAGTCCTAAAGCCAGTACGGTTGTTAAATATATGCTCGACGGTGGGCTTCCTTTGGAGTATAAACCACAAGTGATGGGTAGCTTAATGATAAGTGGGCGTGAGTGGTGGGATTTTCTTGCATTTCATCCATCTATGGACTTTTATGAAATTAGAGTTTATCGTGATGAAGAGTATATTAAAAAGATGGAAACTCATTTAAATGATTTTGTTAATGAGCTAGAATTAAATTATAGTAAATTAAAGAAATGAAAATAACCCTACGTAAGCAATACGGCACGCTAACCCCAAATAGCGAAGCCGATGCAGAACAACTGGCAACGCTATCGGACGCTATTTACGTGATCGACATTAAAAACATGGATAGTCGAACACTCGCACAAAACAACGCTTTGCATTTGTGGTGTACTCAAATCGCAACGGTTCTAAATGCGAACAATCTCTATATGACTGGAATTTTTCAAAATGATATTGGTTGGAGTATGTCTTTAGTAAAAGAGCAGATCATAAAAGGATTAATTAAAACGCTTTTTAGTATTGATAGCACTACTAAATTAAAACGTAAACAACTCGATATGCTGATCGATTACATAGTATTAATCTTTGGCGAAAAGAAGGGTATTAAAATCCCACCATTTCCTTCGAGAGATTTATGGAATGAAGCTTCAAAATAGTTTTTGTATCATTTCTTTATAATATGTAAGGTTATTTAATAAATATTAAAGAATTGTGTGTTACAATGACACTACGAAAAAGGTTATTTGAATTATCATTGTCGAGTAGAAAAGCTTTATATGAAGTACACATTGGTTATTACGAGGGCTAGAAAGTGTTAAAATCCAGTTAAAGGATACACTACCATTGTGTTGTGTACTTCACCGAAAGCTTTTAATAGTGATATAAGTTACAGTAAATCATTGTGTATTTAGACGTACTTATATTACTACAAAGAGTTTTTAACCAAACTCATGCCGAGCTATCTTAAACCAAAGAGAATGACAACGTGGTGTAGTCAAGCGGTATGAGTTTGGTTAAAAGTTTAAGCAAGGAATACTGGATTAACAGATCATTGGTCGCAGCCATAACGAACATCTGGCGACGCTTGCAACTAACTTTAAATAAAAAGAGGTGAAAATATGAAAAAATACACAGCAGAAGAACTAAAAGAAATTTTAGAGCTTCATAGGAAGTGGTTAAATAATGATGGTGGTGTTAGAGCCGACCTGCGCTCTGCCAACCTGCGCTCTGCCGACCTGAGCTCTGCCGACCTGCGCTCTGCCGACCTGCGCTCTGCCAACCTGCGCTCTGCCGACCTGAGCTCTGCCGACCTGCGCTCTGCCGACCTGAGCTCTGCTGACCTGAGCTCTGCCGACCTGAGCTCTGCCGACCTGCGCTCTGCCGACCTGAGCTCTGCTGACCTGAGCTCTGCCGACCTGAGCTCTGCCGACCTGCGCTCTGCCAACCTGAGCTCTGCCGACCTGCGCTCTGCCGACCTGCGCTATGCAATTGGAGAGATGAGATCATTACGATCGTTCCAAATTGAAAAATATATGGTTTCATATACTGATTCTATTTTAAACATCGGTTGCCAGTCTTATGAGATTGAAGAATGGAAAAACTTTGACTATGAGAAAATTAAAAGCATGGATGGTGGTGCGCTAGAGTGGTGGGATAAATGGAAAACAATCATCTTTAAAATTATTGAAATGTCACCAGCTGAACCGACTGGATATGTTGAAAAGGAAGAAGTATGAACAAAATTGAATCATGGTTTGATAAAGCGGTTAATTTTTTGGAAAGTAAGGGGTGGATGTGATGGATAAGCCATACGAAGATACAAAAACAAAAAAGGAAACTAAATGACAAACCTACAAAAAGCCGTGATTTATATCACAAATAATAATACTCTCAGCTTCCATCATGTAGCTATTAAGTTTGGCATAAACGCTCAAGATTTACTCAATGAATATAAGGCAAGCCGAAAGGTTGAAGTATGACCCGCAAAAAACTAGCAGAAATCGGTATTTCGGTTATGATTATTATCGGCTACTTTAGCGTATTCGCTTTAATGTCAAACTATGACATTTACTATGAAAAAACGGAGGTGGTTAGATGATTAAGATTGTAGCAACTCTAATTCTAATTGCAACGTTGATTGGGTGTAGCGAGTCTAATCCAAATTTAGTTTGTCGTGATGGTAAAGCATTTTGGCAAACTACCGATGGGAATATAACTGTATTCACCCCGACTTATGATGATTGCGAGGTATCGAGATGAAAAACATTTTAGCTATTATCGCTTTTATAGCAATGATTGGTTTTTGGCTATTCATTAGTTTTCGAGTTTATATCAGCTATCAACAAGACGCTCACATCGAGTCGTTAGAGGCTCAAATTAAATATGTTATTGTAAAGCATAATAATTTCAATCACGAATTAATTAAGCTACGTGAGCGTAACGAAGAGTTAAGTGATAGCAATATGGCTTTAATCAAAGTTTGCAATCCTACATAGTTTAGAAAAGCAAGCCAAAACACACCACTACCTAAATTAAAAGGATGTTAGATGAGCAACCAAGTAGCACTAGCACTTAACGAGTACATGAAAAACGAGAGCGTCGGAGCATTTCAAGTAATGCAGAAATACAACGTATCCCCTTCCGATTTTTGGGCGGGATATAAAGAGCTGAAAGGGGTAAAAGATGAGTCAAAGTAAAAAAGAGCAATTAGAAGAAATGGAAGATGAGTTGAGATATGAAGAAGTCAGTAACGCTCGTATTTACATAGATAAAGAATATGCGGTTACTACTGCTAACAAATACCAACGTGAATGTAAAGGAGTTTATATTGACGTTTATGATGTTCTCAAATCATTTAACGTCACAAACCCTGCTCAACAACACGCTATCAAAAAAATGTTAGCACCAGGGCAAAGAGGCGTTAAAGATTTTAAGCAAGATTTACAAGAGGCTATCGACTCCTTGAATCGTGCGATTGAGTTGGTGGAATAAGATGAAAGAGACTTACACATTTTCAAGGGCATTACATTTAATGCGTTATTCAGGTAAATGCTTAGGAATATACAAGCAAGGTGTAAATCCAGTTGAAAAGTTTTATGTTGAAAATAATAAATTTTATCGTTCAATAAAAACGAATGGATTATGGGATTATGGATGGGATTGCAATGGGCTACCAAGTGAATATATTATGGGCTCATGGGTCGAAGTTAAATGACCCCACATCAATCAAACATAATCCATACCATGATAGCGACTCTCATGGGGCACGTTCATCATTCTGAAGCCTCAAAGCCAAATAAGCTTTTATCTTTGAAGCTTAAAATCAAGAATAAATTATTGCTTGATAATATTGAATATGAGGAAGTGGCATGAAAGAGTTAAAAGCATTAGAGATATTAAAAACTTTGCAATCATCACATAATATAGATGTATTTTATAATAGATCAATAGAAGAATCACTACAATTAATTAATGAAGCCATTACAGAACTCGAAGAACTACAAGCAAAAATCGAAGAACTCGAAATGATAATTAAAGGTAAAGATGCGATTATGGAGGCTATGGCTGAGCCGAAGACGTGTGATGGATGTGAGTTTTCTGGCTATTCAATGATTAGTGCGTGTGGAACTTGTAGTTGCGACTATACTTGTATTCGTATTAAAATTTATCAAGCTAAATCATATCCTGATATGTACAAGCCAAAGGCTATTAAATGAAATACGAAGGTTATGAAAAATATCTAATAGCGATAAAAAATAATAACCCAATGTCATTGATTGAATGGAAAAAAGCAATGGGAATTAAAGATGAAGAGGTACACGAGCCATTTATCGCACGTAAATCATCTAGTCATAAAAACACCAAGCCGACATTAAACGCTCATATCGAAACCACAAAAAAGTCCAAAGAGGAAGCCATACCTCAAATAAAAAATACTGAGCTACTTAAAACGCTCGATGATCGAATCAAAAAGCCACGAAAGTCTAGAGCTAAATCACTCAATCCTATAAATAAAACATCGCTTAAAAATATGAGTGATGAAGAAAAACGCAAGCATAAAAACGAAGTTAAAAAGAAGTCATACGCTAAACGTAAAGAGCTTGGTATTTTACACGTCCAAACTGCTGAACAGATTGAAACGGCTAGAATATACTCACGTGAATACTATCACCAAAATAAAGAAGTCCAAACGCAAAAACGTAAAGACTATCGAGCGTCATTGAGTGATGAGAAAAAAGAGGCACTAAAAGCTAAAATGCTCCAATGGCAAGCAGATAACCGTGAACTCGTTAATCAACGTGCGAGAGAGTGGAAGAAACAACGAAGAGAGCTTGAAAAATGCAAGTTGAATTCGTAAGGTTTTATGAAAGACAGAAGTATCGTAACGTGAGCGTGTTTAAATGCCACTGTGGGCTTTTATTTACGTGTCGTGATGATTCGGTACGTGATGGACTAACTAAGAGCTGCGGATGCCTTAGAGCTAAAAATGCTAGTAATTTATGGAGAAATAATGAGACCAAAAAGAACCGATAAAGAATTAGAAGATAACAAAGAGATTGATGAGCTATTTTCAAAGGTAAAAGATGAGTACGACGCTATGGCAGTAGTCGGAAAATTGATGGATAAATACGATGTGAGTCCCAAAGCGAAAGACTCGATTAAAACGATTGTAAAAGAGCTTATCGACTTTGGGTTTAATCTTGGATACAAAGAGGCAAAGAATGAAAGAGTTTAGCATTGAAGAAGTATATGGCGTTACACGTGAGCAATACTGTAATCTCACGGGCATTTCTCACTTCGAGCTAATGAGACACTTAGAAGAGGAGTTGATGGTTCTGCGTATCAATTACGATCGTTTGAGCGGTATATATAGACTAGGCGGTAGTATCACCGATGAACAGCAACGAATTAGAGCTAGATTACTCAAAATTATCAGCGATAAAATTGAGTCAAAAAGCAATAAGATTCTCGATATTAAAACCGAGTTTGGACTATAAAGTAGCCTTTAGTTTATCCACATCGTCGCGAGTAGCTTTGTTTTTAAGGCTATCCGCAATTTTATCAAGCAATAGCTCGACTATTTCTTTAGTAAGATTACTTGCGATTATATCGATTAGAATTTTTGTCCACATTTAGGCTACCTTTTCAAAAGTTTTATTTCCGTCGTGTGATACAAAGAACCCACGATAATCATCAATACTCATGGCACATTCAACATGAAGCCAAGAACCCTCAAAAATTATTTTACGTAAATCTGAAAGCAACCCATCTTTATGTGCCATAATCAAAGTATTAAATGCCTCTTCTAAATTCATTTCAGGCTTAATGTCTGCCGCTTCAAATCGTAAATGTGCTGAGTTTTTAGCAACCGATCCAACAGCCTTATTCAAACGAGCGTTTCGATACCCTGAAGTGACTTTAATCGGTTTATCACCTAAGATATGGCGGATTGACTCTAAGAGCTTAGAGAGCCGCTTCCCTGCTAATAAATACTGTTTAGCGTCTAACCTATTTTGTGCAACCATTTCAGGGTGATGTTCACTATTAGTTAATTCTTTTAGGGTGAAATATTTACTAAAGCTTTCCATTATTTATCCTTCATATTTTTGTAAATCTTGCTTATATGCTTTTTTAATTCTTTATTCATACCATAGTATTTTCCACTTTGAAACCCTGCCGAATACCCTATTGATAATAATATGATTGTGATTATTAATAGCTGTATTCTATTGAGGCTCATTACCCACCTTTAATAGTGATAAGAATATGTAAAGGTATTGTGACAAATAGTGCAGGAATGAAAAATATAACAGCTAAGATATGTAAAATCCACATCATTAGTTACTCCTTAATACTAAGGTTAAAAGAGCTCCTAAAACAGCAAGAACAATTGTATATCCAATCTTTGACCGAGTGTTCTCTAAGCTTTCAATGCGCTCATTTTGTCTCTTTACTGAGTTTGACTCAACCTCAATATGCGATTTAAACTCTTGTCTTAAAAGTCTTATATCTGTTGAAATCTCATTCTGCCTTTCTATCGCTTGCTCGATCTTTCCAAGGGTAGCATTCATCTGATGAAGTTCTTGTTGCAAAAGACCTTGATTACTTTCAAGTTTTGCGACCCTTGGTTCTATTTCCATTTATAACCTTGATTTATTTTTTATTGTTTATTGTAGCATATTATTTAACTACAACTGAAATCATGTTTCGATATTTCTGTAAATCATCGCTTTCATTATAAGCACTCTCACCAAAAGCACGTACAGCTAAATACATTTTTTTGGCTAATGACTGGCGTACACCACTCGATAGCATAGCCTCATGGAATAGTTTATCGCACGTTTTGCGGTCAAATATACGTGAGGCATAAAGAGCGTCGTGTAAACAAGCAGCCGAGGAATATAATCCACCCATAGGACAGCCTATCCAACTCCATAAAAATTGGGGAATACTAGCACCGTCGTAATCGAATTTTTGAAACACAGTAATCTCAAATTGTCTATTTTCATAAATCAAAGGAGCGATTAAGATAAACGACTGATCGCCTATGTGTCTTACATCCAATGAGGTTATGAATTTAGGCATTTTAGAATAATACCCCATCCAATACAGTTTGAAATTCAACATCGGTTGGAATAGTTGTTGCCGTTGATTGATACAATCGTATAGCACTCCATACTTTGTCGGCATAAGCAATAAACTTATTAGCAATAGCATAATGTGCGCTTGATGTATTCATAGCGTATTTTGGGAATGCGTCAATGTCTTTAAATTTTACCCCATTTAAAGAGTTATACTCATTGACCTTACGTTGGATAAAAGTATCAGTCATGCTTTCAAAATGAACAATAGCATTAGCCATTAATTCCACTTGTGTAAACTCAGGTTCAGGAGTATTACCTACTGATAGCCATTGTTTGTATTCTTCTGCTTCAATAGAGTACGAAACAGTTGCACCATCTTCTCTTATTCCTACAACGGATTTACCATTATTACATAATTTAAAAATCATAGTTCACATCCCGTAAATAGAAGTTTATTTGTAGGCACGGCAGTGGAAACGTCCCCTGCTACAAGTCCAGATGCAACAGTGATACTAACTCTCCCCGCAGATAGTGTTGAGTCAGAGAATGTTAACCCAGTAATAGTTAATGCGCCTGCTGAAGCATTAGTTATAACCCCAGCAACAGTTGTTGATACTCCAGTAGGAACTACTCTTGGTCTAACTTTAAATACACACAAGAAATAAGCAAGAGTGGTAGATACTGCTTGACCTAACATATACCCATACTCAATAGGCAAATACCTCTGACAAGCCTGAACTTCTCCACCTAACTCTCCGTCATACGGATTCCAACCATCAGTAGCTACGCTTCCATCTTCAATCTTAACTAGTGATACTGTACCACTTGCAAGAGTTATTTTAATATAGTTTCCAGCGGTTGTGGTAAACGTTTTACCAGTCAATGTTATAGCTGTGTAGGTTATATTATCTGTTGATTCAGCTACGGTTAGCGTTGCAGTACCCACGTAAGATACAGTCATAGCTCCACCGTTATTGGAGATATTCTCCACTTTTTGAACAATACCACTTGCAGGAGCTGTTACAGTTACAATTCCATTTGTAGTTGTGAATGTTGCACTTTGTCCAGTTGTAGGGATATACCATCTGTCGAAGATATATTGGTTCGCTCCAACTGTTGCAGCTCCACTTACGTAAGCGCGTTCATTGATTTTGAAGTTACCGTTGATTAGGTAGTTTTTACGTCCGAGCTGTCCATTTGATGCTAAATGCGACGATATGGTAGCCTTTATATTAGCCCAAGTAACTTTATTGAGTAAACCACTAATACTATCCCAAATTCCAAATTCGTCTGCATCTACGGGAGTTGTTTTTGAAGTAGCGTTATTTATCTGTTTTGCCAATGATAAAGCAAACCAATTAGATGGAGACGCTATGGGGGAGGTATTGCCAGCGATTAAGACACCATAAATAACCCCATTATATAGCCAAGACTCGCCAATAGCTGTTGTTTGATTAGTCCATGTACCTTTAAAGTTTGCGGCCGCCACCGCACTTGCTTCGGCTAATACCGCACTTGCTTCTTTTGCATTTACATTTGTCTCTAATAGATTAGCTTGTGTAGCAAAATTATTTAATTCAGGTACTGTAACGGTCTCTAAAGCACCTTGGAATGCTTCTTGGTTAATAACAAATGGGGTTCTAGCATCAACTCCCCTACGCCCTGCACGTGGTATAGCTGTTATTGTTTGACTTATAGGCATAAATACTCCTTAAATTGATTCTATGACACTAAATGTCATAGTTGTAATTTGTGCTTGTGATAATACTACCGATGCGTTTTCAATAGTTCCAAGTGTGATTAAATTCTCATAATCTGTAGACTTATCGTTGATTATGAATACAATTATATCATTGTAAACAGCCTTGATATTTCTCTTCATATTCATTATCTCATCAGTTGGGATAATAGTATTAAAATCGACTAAATCTTGAACTGCTCTTTTTGCAATAGTCAATGTCCCAAATGCATCATAAGTCTTTGTTGAATATGAGTTATAGCGGAAATTTACTCCCCATAGTGTATCACCCATATTTACCTCATCACCTCCAACTAAGAACCCACACGCTGTTCTAGTTGCATCGCCTGAAATATGGAACTCAACTTTTACTTTATATCCCCATAATGGAAGGACTATTTTAATGGCTCTATCTACTTGATACCCATAAGGTTCATAAATATATGAGTAGTAATCAATTACATTTTCATTTAATGCTGATTCGTTATTATACGTCCATAAAATAGTAGTACCATCGGTATCTAAAATTGAAATTGTCACATATTCAGCTTCGTAGTTTCCAATAGCTAAAGTGCTCATACGATTTTGCAAAAACTCGACTGTTAGATTACCAGCATTGACATAGCTTTTACTTTGAGCCGATAAATCTAACATCGCCCACTTATTACTTATTTGCCATTTAACCCAGTATACGCCCTCATAAGTATCTGGAGATTTATTAGTATGGTTAGATACTGCTTTATATACAAATGATCCAAATAATGAATAATCACCTACATTATAGGTAGTAATAGCTGTACCAGTTCCAGTTCCTACCCCAGTGGCTACAAATACAACTCCAATAGTATTACTTGCCGCCCCTATTAAAGTGAAGTTTGTTGTTCCTACTGAAACGATAGTATATCTTTGACCAACTACAAAAGTCCCAGCTGTTAAAGTTGAACCGCTCCACGCTAATGCTGTCTCAGTAATATTTGAGGATGTAAACTCTGGTATTTGTTGCGCTATGTATGTCATCAGATAGCCACGTATGTTCCGACGGCTGCGGTGAAGTCTTTATCAAATACAAATGATTGACCTGATGCAATATAGCAATAATCACCATCGGAAAAATGAAACATAGGACTCCCATTGATTGAAACGTTTATAAAAGTATCTTTTAGTTTACCAGTAGCTAAATCTATATCCGATTTTGCTTGCAATACATTCGCCCCAGTAAATGCTGTAATAATATCAGCCGATAGATATGTTAATCCAGCGGTAACTCTAACAGCTCCAAGATATTTAATTGAGACTGGTTGCGCCATATTTAATCCTTATTTATGTAATTATATCATGCTGGTAAAAGTGCTCGTGTAGCGCTCAACTGATTAATACTATTTGCCGTCTGTGTAATCCCTAACTGATTCGCTGTAATCAACTCTTGGCGCATAGCTCTTAGCTCGGTAACGATATAACTTTGTTCTCCAAGTGAGAATTTAAGAGTATCATTTACCGTTCCCATCGTAATATTAGGGGCTAGTGTGACTGCCTCAAACTTATTTGCTACAACTGCTTTAGCAAAAGCTATGTCGCGCCCTGCTGATGAGGTAGCGGTAACAGTATCGATATATGCCCTTGCATTGTCAATAGCTTTAGTGCCTATCTCGCTTAAATTACTTGAACCACTTGCAATAGCTGAAATCATATCATTAAATGATTTACTAAATGTAGTAAACGATGTTGAGGTAGACATTGGTACTATTTCGGCTCTAAGCGAAGATACAAACGCTTTTATATCATCTAATAGTCCACTTAAATCAGTATTTTTGATATTGTCTTGAAGTTCTGCAAATCCTTCACTTAACCCCATTAACCCAGTAAATAACTCCCTACCTGCTAATGTTGATAAATCTGTGCCTTCGACTATCTTTCTAAATCCTTCAATGGTAGTAGGCATACGAACACCCAAGTAGCTAAATGATTCTGATAATTTCGCTTGTAACTTGACTTGCTTTTCAGCATCACTAAAATATTTATCATAGTATGACTCATTATCATCGCTAAAATCTGTCAATCCTCCTGCTAAATCTACAAGGCTTTGGGTGATAGCAATAGTGTCACCGTAGATAGACTTATTAATATCTTTAAGGTTTGACATTACCACAGCTTTTTCTGTAATAACCCTAACTGCTGTTTCTAGTAGTCCTTCCCCTAAGTCTTGATATTGGCTTAGTATCCTTCCAAAAATATCATTTGTCATCTTGTCGCCAAGAGCGCTAAATCTATCGTTTAGAGTCTTAATTACTTCTTCACCACTAAGTCCTGCTGTGCTTATTTTAATAGCATCAAGGGTGTAATTTGAGATCGCGGGAGCTAATGAAGTTCCAAGTCCCTTATTTATTTCCATCATCGTATCGCTAAATGATTTGTAGATTAGGGATATAGATTGAGACGATGCCGCGTCTAGTGCCGTGGTAGTGATATTATGGGAATATGAAGCAGATCCCCACGCTTTCTTTTTCATCGTTTCTACGTCTACGTATGTCGAAGCACCGATATTACCTCCCGCCTTACTTCCAAGGCTACCACCCGCAATATCAAACCCTGAACCTGCGATATATTGCTTAGATGACCCTCCAAAGATACCACCAAACGCTTTACTTAAAAGTCCTGCTGTAGCACCCATTAAAGATTGAGTTAGCTTATCCCCTCCAAGTGTTTTATCTACTAATTTACCAAGCGTATTACTATAAAAATTCATAGTAGATTCAGCAGCTCCACCTGAGCTACTTAATTTGATACCACTCGTATCTAAAATACCGCTCTTGAATATATTAGCAACGGCACTCTCTATGCCCTGAGCCATTGATGTAACAGCTCTATTAATATCACGTAATTCGCTGTATTCGGAAGCATGAGCCTCTTCTAGTATATCAACGATATTAGTTGTACTTTCTGATTCTGTTCCAGCTTTTGCGCCTAATACAGTGCTTTTTGGAAGCGTAGGGGCAGAACCTCCGCCGCTAAATGACTTACCTATATTAGATAGTGCGTTTGCTGCGACTGCTGCCGTTGCTATCATCCTTGGAATAGCAGTATAAACGTCACCACCTGTACCAGCATGAACAACGGCTAAAGTGGCCTCAACCATTGCTAGGCTTGCTTGTACAGCTTGCATAGCTTGAGCCTCTTTGCTACCTTCTTGGAACATAGTAGACATTGCACCTGCAAGGTTTGAGTAGCCTATAATTTGATTACTTGTATGCTCCTGCTCATTTTTATTAAACTCTTCCGTACCCTCTTTGTAAAGTGCTTTTTTCTCATTGTACTTCTTATCGGCTTGAGCTAATTTGTCTAATGATTTTCCAACGGCCGCGATAGCTTTTGGAGTTCCTTCTAATGATTCAGCGTCAAATTCTAGTTTGAATGAGTCGAACTCTTTTACTTTTTCCACTGCATTTTCAAGCTGTTTATTCATCTCTTCAAAAAATGCAATCATAGGAGCAGAATTAAAATCAAGCCCACCACTTTCAGCTAATGCCATCATTTTTTCGTTTATTTTTTCAGCTTCACTTAATGTTGTTTGTCTTATTTCTTCTTGAGCATTAAATTTATCAATAGCGGCTTTTGCTTCCATATCCGCATAAGATTCAAGATAACCTATCTTATTGTTATAATCTTCTAACGCTTGATTGGCTTGTAATTCAGCATAGGACTCTAAATATCCTTTTTGTATTTTTGCTTCTTCTTCAATGTCTTTTAAACGTGCTTTACGTTCTTTTTCCGTTTCAGTAGTTCCTACACCTTTTTTACCACCTGAATTAACCCCTCCTTTTAAGTCTTTTATTGCGCCCGATCTTTTAATCATAGCACTGACGCGTTCCTCGACTGTATCGGAAGCTGCATTAATTAAGTTATCCATATCTTCTACATCATCAAGCATTGATTTACGTGATAGCTTTAGATTTTTATCCATACTATTAGCTAATACTTTTGCATTATTTAGCGTTTTATCCGATGATAATCCTATGCTATTTAAGCCTTCTGTAACTGTTAATAATCCACTTGTAATAGGCGACATTACCCCATAATAAATAGTAGAAATTCCACCTAAAGCATATTCAGCTGTATTAACCGCAAAGCCTCCAAGCATTTTAAACATATCGATAGTACGGTCAATTGTAGCAACCGAAAAACGACCAAAATTAACTATTGATTCAGTATTATCATCGATTGATTTAGAAAATCCAGTTATTTCTTCTGATAAAGATGATGTTGCCCCCGTAGCACTATTTAACTCTCCCACAATTTTGGTTAAAGAGTTTGAGGCAACTGTCATTGAAGCCTCAACGGTAATCCCAACTTTACCGAATTTCTCATCGACTGATTGAGCCGATTTTTCTAATGCTGTTGCTAAAATCTCAGCGGTGATCTTCCCTTCACTTCCAAGGGTTCTAAGCTTACCGATAGGTACACCCATTCCGTCTGCGATAGCTTTCGCAAGTCCCTTGGAGTTTTCTAAAATACTATTTAGTTCATCTCCTCGAAGAGTTCCACTTGCAAACGCTTGTCCGAGTTGCATAGTAGCCGCTGCCGCTTGTTGAGCCGTACCGCCTGAAATTGCAATAGCTTTGTTTACTGTTTCGGTTACTCTTAAAATATCTTTTTGAGATTTACCCATTTCTCCCATAGCGAGTGCAAAGTTTGAATAAGTGGATACGGTTGCATCGTACGATTGGCGTGTATTTTGTGAGATAGTAAATAACTCTTGTTGAGCTATTTTTAGCTCCATAGTGGACTTGGTAACGAGCTTTAATTTAGATTCAATACCCGTCATAGTATCGGCTAATTTAATGAATTGTGCGGTTGTTCCTATAAGTGCCGTTGCAGATAGTACACGACCCAAAGATAAAAAAGAGGATGTTACTCCATTGGTTGATTTTTCAGTCTTATTAGCTGAGTTGCTTAAGCTATTAAGGTCTTTTTCGCCTTGTTTTACTTGTCTAGAGTCTACTTTGAGAATCAGAGAATGTTCTTCTGCCATAATGTTTCCTATTTTGGAATGTTATTAACATTATATCGAATAGGGGGAGGAGGCTTATCTAAGCCTCTGATATTGTAGCAATTCCGGCGAACGCGTTGATGATACTATTAGGACTCATTGGCTGAGTTTCTAACCCTTCAAACGGAGCTTTTTTATTTGGGTTCTTATCATTTATCTCATTAACATACAATTGGCTCATTCTATGCACTAATAGAGCCTCTTCACCGCTTAGATATGTTTCGGTAGTGTCAATGTATGCTTTTATCTCTGTAAAGCTTATAGGGCTTAATCCCATACCATTAGAGCTACACCATCCAAGGTTATTTAAATGTTGTAATAAATACTCCCCACCTTCTACATTAGCTAGTGCGTACTCTTTACCGCCTGCGTCTAAAACGTCTTGCCGTGATGTTTCTTTTTTATCTTTATATTCTTTGTCAGGTATACAACCTAAATACCCCGATTGTTTCGCGTAAAGGAGGAGGTTATCCTCTACGCTGTAAAGTTTCCCAAGTTATTCGAGAACTCAAACACGGCATTAACAAACTCTTCACATTGTAAAAACTGATTAACACACTCATCGCGTGAAAACTCAATTTGTTTACCTTTATCATCTTGAACACCGCGCCAACCTACTACACAATCAGCTACTCTACGCATTGATTCCAATTTAACAAGATTTTCTGTTAAAGACTTTTGCCCGTCTACTTCAATGATATTGTTTTCATCTTGCATTAATTCAATAATACGGTGACGCATATCGTTTTCCGCTTTTTTGCCAACTTTTGATTTCATAGGGTAAACGGTTACATAAATATCAGTAGGAAGGTTTGTGTATTCGTCGATAAAGTTAAATTCTTTTGCTTCGACTTGACCAAGGGTTGATAGGTTCATGGGAGTTCCTTAAAAGTTAATAAGGAAATTATAGCGAGGTTATAGTATAATATTGACAATGTGATACTTATTGAGGGTATTTATCTCCCCCGATCGGTATCCTCAATAATAATCACATAGATCGGGGGATCTGCAATGTTAGAAAATCACTCAAATAATATCTTTTATGTGTATAAACATACATTTAACAATGGTGTTATTTATATTGGTAAGGGTAAAAATAAAAGGTATAAATCAAAAAGTAGAAATTCATATTGGAAAAGATTATGCGAAAAATATGGTCATCCAATTATAGATATTACTCATAATTTTCTATGCGAAAAAGATGCTTATGATATTGAAGTAGAGGAAATAAGAAGATATAAAGCATTAGGAATATTATTATGCAATATGACAGATGGCGGGGACGGAATGTATAACCCTACTAAAGAAGTTAGACTAAAAATGAGTGCTATACATAAAGGTAAAAAATTAACTGAAGATCATAAGAAGGCATTACTATATGGGTCTAGGAATAAAATATTTACCGATGAATATAGATTAAAAATAAGTGATTCTCTAAAATTACACATTAGAACAGATGAGCATAATAAAAAGATAGGTTCTTCTCAAATAGGAAAGAAATTAAGTAAATCAACTATTGATAAAATTACTATTGCAAGCACTGGAAGAAAACATAGTGACGAAACAAAAGCTAAAATGAGTAATTGGCAAATAGGAAAAAAGCTTAGCAACCAAACTAAAGCAAATATATCTAAATCATTGCAAGGTAGAACTCCTATAAATAAAGATAATTCTATCTATAAATTTATTCATATTAATGGAGAAATTATTATATGTGATAAATTTAAAATATGTAATATGTATAGATTCGATATAAACTGTTTTAATGCTATGGTTAGGGGAAGAAATAAGCAGTATAAAGGATGGATAGTTAGTAAAGAGGCAATGCCTCTAAACTATATAGTTACGGTGTCGTAACAGCCGCAAGAATCATTACTGGTACAGAACAAATCTCTAAAACTGCTTTATACATTACAGCATTATCGATTGTAATAGATACTCCGTCAGTACTTACTCCAACTTCAAAAGTAATGTAAGTAGGGTTTGTAAGTGTACCCGTTGGTTTGTCATTCAAAGCCAAAATTAACTTACGGCGTGTATTTGTTGAATACATAGAACGAAGATCAGCTTGTCCAGTTGCATCAGCAGCTCCAAACAATAGATCCATTGTAATACTTGGAAGTTGCAATGAACCTAATGATTTTGCGACCTCTGAAGAGCTTAAGCAAGAATATTGCTGTACGTTACGAGACGTAGTTACATCCCCGATATTTTGCACACACCCGATAGATTTACCACCTGCGATAGCGGTTAGAATATCAGCTGCGGTTGTTGTTGCTACTGTGGTAGCGACTAATGTTGCTGTTGTACCTTGTGACTCTGTGATAGAAATCATATTATTTTCCTTTAAGTATAGTAGATATATAATATCCCAGCGCTGGAATTTATACTCACTAGGAATTATAACATATGAAAAATACTCATGAAATTGTTGCTAATAAGGCACTATCATACCAAACAAGATCAGAATTTAAACTAATCGATGGAGCTGCTTATAACTATGCACTTAGACATAAAATAATTGATGAAGTATGTTTACATATGGCGTCAGGTATTAAACCAGCTTGGAGCGATGATGAATGTAAAAATGAAGCATTAAAATATAAAAGTAGATATGAATTTCAAAAAAATAGTAATGCTTATTATTCTGCTAAATATAGGGGGAAAGAATTTTTAAATTCAATATGTGTTCATATGGATATTATTAAAAAGAAATGGACAAAAGAAGAAATATATAGTGAAGCAAAAAAATATAATACTAGAAAAGAATTTGAATTAGGAAATAATAAGGCTTATATGTCTGCTAGGGGATATAAAATATTAGATGATGTATGTTCTCATATGAATTACCAACATGAAGAATGGACATATGATAAATTAAAAGATATATCGTCTAAATGTACAGATAAGTCAGAATTATATAAAAATAATAAAAAGGCATATTCTGCTATTTTAAGACTAAATTTAGATAAAGAATTAATGTCACATATGACAACTAAGAAGGGATCATATGATAAAAATAAGAAAGGATATTTATACTATTTATCCATATGTAATGGCAAGGCTTTTAAAATAGGAATAACAAATAGAAGTGTAGGGGAAAGATATATAAAAAGTGAACTTAATAATGTTGAAATTATTTTTATAAAAGAATATGAAAATGGGTTGGAGGCATATATTGAAGAGAGAAGGATATTAAAAGAATATAAGAAGTTTAAGTATAAAGGGGAAAAGCTACTCCGTAAAGGAAATACAGAACTTTTCTCAATTGACGTTTTAGGATATACGGTCTAATCTTTAGAGTAGCATTTATAGCGGATAGTGACAGCTATTTTATAATGACCCGATCCATCATTCATCCCCCCGCTTGCATAGCTTGGCTTATTAACTGTTAACCCCGTTGCAATGACTGTACCGACTTTAAAAGCCGTGATAATCTTATCTGCTAACTTTGAAGCATTGATAGCACCGATACCGTCAAGCGTCACAGCGTCGATTTGGATAATTCCGTACTGATACTCGCATCCGTCGATTGAAATGCTCTCAGTGGGTGCAGGAATAACGTACACGGCTATGTATTCATAGGGAATAGTGGTATAGGTAATATTTGGGTAAAAGATTTTAGGTAATCCGCTGATTGTGGATAGTTTGGTAAATACGCTTGTTAGGATTGTTTCGGTTGTCATTTAAAAGCCTTTAGTGATGTTGATATTTCCTCAACTGTAATCCGAACCATACCAGCGGGGGCTTGTTTTGAGCTTCCATATTCAAGATTTTTTCCATATGGTAGATTGTTTGTGAGCATAAAAATAGCTCCGCTTGCCTTTTGAGCTTTTAGTATTGCATCTGATATAGCTTCATTCTCTGTACGCGTTTCACTTGTTTGTGTTGATATATCATTAATACTTGCAAACCATGCCCCTCTAAACCTGCCCGTTTTTACAGGGCTACGCTTAATGATATTAACTGATGCTTGCGTACAAATTGCCACTACCGCATTATCAATACTTAACCCAGTTCGCTTGGCATATCCACTTATCCCGCTTGCAAAACTCATACTCGCAACTGTACTTTATATAATAATGCTGTACTAGCTGGCTCGACTACCGATACAGAAATAACACTATAAGCGATTGCGCTATCAACTATTTTATCAGCAGTGGTAACCAATGAGGTTGTTAATAATTTCTTATCACTTGAAAGTATCAAAGTACCATCGATTTCATTAAGTCCGTACGCCACTACTACCCCATCAATAGGAGTATCAACATTAACCTGTGTTGGACTCCACTCTGTGCCTGAATTTGTGATAGTGCGCTTTGAAATTGTTTTACCAAAACGATTAATTAAACGCACAGAAGTGGCGGATAATCGGCTGTAATCGAATTTATCCGCCATAGTATTAAGCCTCTAAAAGAGTAGCTACAAGTCCGACTCCACCTGTAATAGCGATAGTACCACGTAGATACTCGAAGATTTCCTCTGTATTGATTGACTTAACTGCTCCCGCTGCGATTGAACCGATTGCATAACCAGCCGATACATCGATTGAACCAATACCGTTAATTGATACCGTTGAAGAACTTGCCCCATCGATAACTGGAGTTAATGCACCCGCTGTTGCATTACGAAAAATAAGTGTTTGTCTTACTCCTGAGCGATATGTGAACGTGTCAAGTGTACCCGTTAGTGTTGTTTCAGTAATGGTTTTTACTCCACCGCCTTTAATATTTGTTGCTGCGATCGTAGCCATGTAATGCTCCTTGTGTTGTTTTTAATAGTATGATTATATCACGAACGTAAAACAGTATGTACGCTACCACTTGCATTTAACCAAGGCATAATCATCGCATTAACGAGAGAGTAGCTTGTAGTGGCGCTTGTAAAGTCTTGATACTCCACTTCAATAACGTCCACTTTCTCACGCTTAACCGCTTGCGATGGGTCAGGCAGAAGTGTTGCCGTACTAGCTTTGTATGCTAATTCACAAATAGCATTTTTAACTTGCACTGGATACGTATTAACGCCATCAATCAAGCGAGGAAATGACAACGCCTGAGTAGACACAAGCTTTTCGCCTTTCCAACTTTGGGAGTATGTAGCCTCAAAGTAATCCATAGCGTTGATAATGTTTGCATCGGTTGAGGTAAATGTTACACCACGAAGCGCAAAATAAGCATTAACAAATGTAGTATCTACGTATGATTGAGCGGTGCTTAAGCCTGTACCATCTTCAACGACTATCATATTATAATCCTCTTGTTATTGTAATAATAATATTTGTTGCTAATAATGCAAAGTGAATAAAATAAAACTCTGCGTTTGTAATATCTCGTTTTTCTTTTAACCAATTCATAGTAATTCCTTGTAGATAAATAATTAAACTAATTCAGTATCCGTTACTTCTTTAGTCTTACGTGTTTTCTTTTCTTCGGGCTTTTCAAGCGTGTAACCAGCGTCAAGCCATCCTTTAACGTCGATAGCGTAAGGAACTTTAAACTCTTTGCCCGTTGCGTCGTAAACTAATGTCATGTAATGCTCCTATGTTTTGATTTGATAATTATACCCACCGAAGTGGGCATTAGATTAAATCTTAGAGATAAATGCAGTGTAAGAAGTGGCGACCGCTGTTGTACCTGTTTTGGTACAAGTCACACGGAAGAAATCAATCCCTGCGAGTTGATCTTCTAATTGCTCAGAAGTAAACCCGATTTGGAACTGTGCCGCCGTTGCAGGAAGTGTTACAGCATTACCAATGTTATAGTAAGTGCCTCCTACCAAATCAGAACCTTGTAACTGTACTGTGTAATAGTTTGAACCATCAACTGTACCAGTTACAGCACCAGTGTTGATTACAGCAACGTAAGAAGCTGAACCAATATTAAGACCTGCGATATTCGCACCTGTACAAGACGCAGTTGTAGTAACTGCTTCTCCTGAAACGATTAGACCTAAAGTGTCATAAGTTTTATTTGCCATGTTATCCCCTTACGCTGTCGCTGCTGCGTCAGTAATGTTTTTCAAACGTGCCGCTGAACGAGGAGCGAATACACCAAAACCGCTATACCACTCAACACGAGTACGCAATGCTGGCTTAGTATCAAGCTCTCCAAGGTCACGCACATTCATTCCGCCATTTTCAAGACCTTGAACCATACCGTCGCCGAAAGCAACTACATAAACAGAAGTTGTTGAACCAGTTTCAGTAAATCCAAGAATGTCCGTGTTTGTATTATCTTTATCAACTATGATAATAGGCAAATCGTTATACATAGTCACTTGGCGACCGAACTCATCCATAGTGTAAGTGATGTTCCCACCTACAGCAGTTGTACGTGCCGCAACAGTCAAACGACGACGAACTGATTTACTCATAAGAATAGCGTTTGCGCCATCTACTGCATCAATCGCTTCATCGAGTTTAGCCAATGAAAGACCCGCTCCACTTGCATGGTTAAGCACCAACGCATCACCTGTAAGACGTTTTTGAAGTCCATCAAATGTAGTAGGGTCAGTTTCGCTATCACCTTTTACAAATGTTTTAGTCCATGAAAGTGCAAGGGCTTTAATCTTCATTCCCTCTTGTACTGTACGTTGGTCACCACCCATAGTGTCGATAATGAATTTATCAACGTCCAAATCTCCACCTGCGATAGACAACGATTCTGTTTTAGGGTTGATAATACCAGTTGATTCAGTGTATGAACCATTCACACCACGAAAGCCGATGCCTGGCAATGTTTCTTCGATGTTGTATTTCAAAGAGTTACCTTGAATACCTTGAAATGGAAGAATACGCAAAATCTCTGAACTTTCAGCGAATTTAGCGATTACTCCAGCCTTATATACGTCACCACTATTAAGCTTTGCCGCTTCTAGTAAAGTTAAAGCCATTTAATGCTCCTTATGTTTTTTGTTCTCGCCCTGCACGCATCATTTCGTTAGGGGTCATTTTACTAATATCGATATTGCTACCGTTATCTCCGCCTTTACTTCCACCTGCTCCACCACCTGAATTGGCAGGGGCTTTGATGAAAGGTTTACCCGCATCGCTAGTTGCCCACTCATTCAATGCTTCCGATAAAGGCTTATCACCTAAGAAAGCTTGATTGTCTTTGAGTGTGGCACTGCCACGATGTAACGCTTTGACCGCATCCATATAATGTGCTGGTACGTTTAACTTTACCAATTCATTAGTAATACCATCCTCAATTAAGAGTTTGGATAATGAAGCGTCACGCTCGCCAATCTGTGCAGTAAGTTTCTCGAAGTCTTTAGCCTTCAATTTTACTTCACCGACTAGCTTTGCATTTTCTGCTTTAACGCTTTCGACTTCGTCAATCATCGCGTAGTATTTATCAGCGTCGATCTCACGCGATTTTGTACGCTCTTTTTTAACCTCACTTAAAAGCTCTTTGTTTTTATTCGCCAAGCTTTCTTTTTCAGCTTTCAACTCATCGACCAACGCTTGTAATTCTTCGGGTGTCATACGTATTCCTCACAAAGGATAATTTGTAACCGTCACAGACGATTGCATAGCATAATTATAACACTAAAAAATAATTTGACTAAATTGTATATTTACTATTGACACTTGAATTAAATCGTGATATAATAACGGTATCTAAAAAGAAAAGGTGGAGAAGATGAAGGATAGAAATTTAGATCATAGCGACAACTGGGCTACACCAGAATATTTATACAAAAGTCTTGATAGTGAGTTTAATTTTGACTTTGACCCATGCCCTCTTGAATTAGGAGAAATTACCCCTGAAAATAACGGTCTTTTAAAAGAATGGGGTTATCGTAATTTTATAAACCCCCCATACTCTAAGAAGGTAAAAGAGGCTTTTGTAAAGAAGGCTATCAAAGTATCTAAAGAAGGTAGGCTATGTGTACTTCTTCTTCCCGTATCTACCTCAACAAAATTATTTCATGAATTTTTATTGCCTCAAAACCCAGAGATATGTTTCTTGAAGGGTAGAGTAAAATTTGAAGGTATTAATACATTTGGTGAAAAAGTCACTACCAAATGTGGAATGCATGATTCAATGTTGGTAGTTTTAGATGGAAGAAGTAATAAAGAAAAATGTATGGGTGGAAGAATAAGAAATAAAGATAGAAATTATTTTTTATTAGAAAATTATTGGTTATCAAAATGACCAAACAAGTAACATACACCCGCAAAGCAAAAAACACCAAAGCCCACGAGTACACTTGTATTTGTGGCAAAACTGAAATGGGACGCAAGGGGCAGAAGTTTTGCTGTAATGCCTGTAAGCAACATGATAAGAATGAAAGAGCTAAGAGTATTTCTCTTTCAATTCTTTAAGCGTTAATTCACGTCCATTTTGATTTACTAAATCATTGAACGTGATAGTTCCTTTTTTATATAGGTTGTATCTTCCTTTGCCTAAAAACTCTTCCTGAAACGCTTTATCTTTACTATCAAACCACTTATCGAATGTAATATCTGCGCTCACTTGTCCGTCCATAGTTGCACGAGTTCCTTGTATATCTAACTCTAATCCTGATTTAAGTATCGGTAATAATAGGCTTCTACAACGAAAATGTAAAGGAGGTCGTCTAAAATTAAACTTCTTGCCTTTCTCGTTTAATCCTTTACCATCTAAAGTCCAATATGCCCCATCACGAGTTGCACATATAGTTGAGGTTCTATTATCCAAAACGCTTAAATGCTCCCATCCTTTAAACAACTCTGAGTTTTCCATCCAAGTAGCGTCACGTGCCTGATTTGATACGGTAGCGATAGCAGTACGAGTTATGCTTTCCGCTTGACTCTTTGATATTAATAGCTTATCTTGTACACGCTTTGCAATTTGTGGAGTTGTTTCACCTATAGATACTCCGAGCTTGACCGCACGGTCTAAATCAACTTGCATAGAAGCATCGAGTGATTGAAACCATGATTTAATCGTTGCGCCTTCCATAAGTGAAGTATTGACGATCTTTTCTATTGCTGATGCGGGTGCTATTCTACTTACAATATCCACGCCTACTGCTGTATTAATTGAAGTTGCCGCCCACGTTGCTTCTTGTATGCCTAAATCGTTTAAATCTTGATAGATAGGCAAGTCCGTTTCTACTTTTGATTTAAGCTCTTTAATTAGCTTATTCATATTGCGGATGGTTATTTCGCTATCGGTTGATTTTATGGTCTTTACTATGTCGTCTATAATAGACTGGTATTGTGACGCTACGTCACGGCTTAATCCATTCGCTATACGCTGTAATATTAATGCCCTGCTGATTGTAGCGTCTGCGAGTACGTCTGATATATTAGCCATTACGCACCCTCTGTATGACCCTGAGCCTTAGCCCTGAATTGTATAAGCCCAGTGAGGTTATCTTGTATTAGAAACTCCATATAATCTCCTGCTGTTCCATTGATATAAACTACCGAACCCGTCTGAAATTTAAAATTACCTATTGCGTTAGTGCCGTATGAGCCTCCACCTCCCGAACGTGCTATGTAATTAATCCCTCCCATGTCAAGGGATATTCCACTGTTTGAGTGCCAATTGGTAATAGTGATAAACTTGCCAGTAGTTCCACTGTAAAATCTAAGACATACTCCATTGAGCAATGGTGCTAAATTACCAAATAGCCCATTATCTCCTGCCGTTGAATGAATCATATCAAGCGTAATAGTTTCAATGTGCCAAATTTCCCCTATATTTGGGATAAGCTTAAATGATTGAGGAGCATTAAGCGAACCTAAAACATTCATACTAATAATTGCTTTTTCAATGGTATCGCCAATAATATAACTATTATCAATTGGTCTATCAAGTGTTGCTACATTACCTACTAATACATTAATTCGAGGGTGTACT